ACGCTCGCACAGCACGGCATCGGCGCGGCGGAAGGACTCGATCTATACGTCGAAGCCATAACGAACGCGAAAGATATGACGACCGCGACCGCGCTCGCCGCGGAAGCGTTCGGAACCCGAGCCGCGTCAACTATGGCGGCGGCAATACGCGACGGGACTTTTGACATTGCCGCTCTGACTGCCGCATTACAGGAAAATCAAGAAACGATTAACGCCTGCGCGGCGGACACTTACGACTTCGCGGAACAGCTTCAAATTTTCAAACAGCAGGCGGAAGTCGCGCTGAAACCTATCGCGGCGACGCTATTCAACGCGCTGAACGAACTGATGCCCGTCGTCGGGAAACTCATGGAGAGCCTGATCCCGATAATCGACGATCTGGTTAAGGTGCTCGTTCCGCTCATCGACAACATTGTGACGGAAATTGCGCCGCTATTGACCGAGCTGCTGACGCCGGTCGTAAAAATCGCGGACTCGCTTCTGACGAAAATCATCCCGCCGCTGGTGCGAATTATAACGGACATTCTTCCCGTTGTCATTCAGCTGGTGGATGCGGTCGCGATTATCGTCGAGCCCGTGTTTGAAATGCTCGGCGCGGTGCTTCCGCTTATCGCGGAACTTTTGTCGGCGGTTATGAAGGTAGTGAGCGAACTGCTCAGCAAGATCCTTCCGTTCGTCGAGAAGGTTCTGGCGGCGGTTATGCCGATTATAACGTCGATTGTCGAGGCGGTGCTCCCGTTGCTCATCAGTTTGCTCGACACGCTAATGCCGATCCTCGACATCGTATTCTCGCTTTTGGATCCGATCCTCGACGTCGTGCTTGCAATTCTGACGCCGTTGCTTCAGCTCATAAACACCATACTGAAGCCGATCATCTCGTTGATCCAAACGCTTATAACCAAAGCTCTCGAACCGCTGAAGCCTATCATCGAAGCGGTCGCGGGGCTGTTTTCGGGCGTTCTCGGCGGCGCGCTGGAGTATCTGCGTCCGCTTATTGAAATGTTCACGAATATTCTCGGCGGGCTCATGGAGTTCGTGCAGAACGTATTTGCGGGGAACTGGTCGGCGGCGTGGGGAAATATCAAGGACGTGTTCGCGAACGTCTGGGAAGGCATCAAAGAACTCGGCAAGGGCGCGATAAACGGACTTATAACCGTCGTTGAGACGGGCATCAACTTCCTCATCAAAATGATCAACGGGCTAACGCAAGGGCTCAGTAAAGCGTGGACGTGGCTCGGCATTCCGGCGATCCCGGAGATCCCGCTCCTTTCGCTTCCACGACTTGCAACCGGCGGCTTTACCGACGGCGTAAGCATAGCGGGCGAGGAAGGCACCGAAGCCGTCATCTCGTTCGATCCTGCATACAGGAAGCGGAACATTGAAACGTGGGAAGCTGCGGGCAAACTACTCGGCGTGGTCGGCACCTTAGACGTGAGCGAAAGCGCGAAGGCGGCGACCGCCGCTTCCGTCGAACTTCTCGCCGCAGAAAACGCCAAAGCAGAATCGCCGCAACTGGCGCAAGCCGGACAGCTCATTGAAATGGACGGCTTCAGCCTCGGCGAACTTACCGAGACGACGATCATCTATTACGACTTCAGCGGCTTTACATGGTCGCCCACCGTCAACGGCGTAAAATCGGAAAAGAAAGAGGACGTCCTCGAAGCATTGAAAGAAAACGAGAGCGAGTTCTTCGACTGGCTCGAGAACTGGATCAGGACGAAGGAGGTCGGCAGATATGACCGCGTTACAGTCTATTAAATACACCACAAGGCAGGGCGACACGTTCGACGAGCTCGCCCTGCAGGTGTACGACAGCGAAAAAAAGGCGCACCTTTTAATCGAAGCAAACCCCGATTATGCCGACGTACTGACGTTTGACGCGGGCACCGTATTGACGATCCCCGTGAATGATGACATCGTTCTGCCCGAAACGCTTGCACCGTGGAGGCGCGGCTCATGAATTTGATATACGAAGGCGTCGATATTACGACGAAAGTCGCAATCAACCGTTGCGAAGCCGAAACTTATGCGGAAAACAAAGCCGACCAGCTTCTTCTGCGTTTCAGCGACGCGGCGACAAACTGGGACAAATGGCACCCCGTTTGCGGGGACACAATTCAACTAAACGACGGAGCGGCCCGCACCGGCAAAATGTTCATAACGAGCATAACGCCGGAGAACGGGCTGTTCTCCCTTCGTGCGACCGCTATGCCGCCGACGGGCGAGAATATCAACAGCCAATCGTGGGAAAACGTGCGGCTCTTTCAGCTCGTCAACGATATAGCAAAAAAGCACGGGCTCGCGGTTAAGATATACGGCGTAACCGATCAACTATATCCGTACATACAGCAAACGCGGATGACGGACTTCGTATTCCTGAACCGTCTGCTCCAAATGGAAGGCTGCGCTATGTTATTTTACGACGGCGCGCTTGTGATATACGACGAACTGCAACGCGATCGAAGTCTGGCGTCGGCAACGGTTAAAATCGGCGTCGACGGGCGATTCGGTTACACCGACAATTCCTCGCAGTCTTACGGCTCTATCGAACTTGTGAGCGGCAGTTTCCGCGGTACGTTTACCGATTCGGCAGCTCCCGCCGCGCGTGTTCTGAAGCCCGCAACGCCCGTTGAATGTATGAGCGACGCGGAAGCCCAGCGTTTTGCGCGCGGGATCCTGCGGCAAGCGAACAAGAACGCTTACACGGGACACTTCCGGCGTAAATTCACAGCGGAATATGCGGCGGGTAGCGTTCTCAACCTGCAAACGGAAAAAGCACCGAGCTGGAACGGCAAGATCTTCATTACTCGGACGCGCAACAATTTTATCACGGGCGAAAGCAAGATATTTTTCAGGCGAACGCTGGAGGTGTATTGATGGCGGAATTGCAAAAAGGCTATATCAGCACAATCGAAGGCAACACGGCGCGCGTTGTGCCCGATCAAGTTGACGGTTCCGTAACGAAGCCGCTGACGATTCACGCATCGCTTCGCGGCGACGCCGGCAATCTTAAAAAAGGAACGGCTGTCGTGTTCGTTGTGTTTTCCGATCGGTCGGGACTTATACTGAGCCGTGCGGACGGCGAGATCTTCGCGCCCGATTCTTAAAAGGAGGCAACTCATGGCAGTAACTGCAACATTCAGAACAACCGCGGGAACCAAGACGTGGGAAGTCTCCCCGCGCAAGGTTCTCGATATTGACGGGCTGAGCACGGGCTTTGAGCTCGAAGCCGACAACAACAGCGCCGTCGAAGGATCCCCGCTCACAAACGAGCGCGGGCTCAAAAAGAAGCAAATCAGCTTTTCGTCCAACTTCCACGCCGCTCTCGGCTTTGACGTTCGGGCGGAATTTGACAGCTGGGAAACATGGGTGGGACTTGCCGGCATTCTCCGCTTCGGCGGCGAACGCTTCGGCGCGAATAGCTGGCTCCTTACCGGCGCGAAAGCTACAAATATTCAGACCGATCCGAGCGGGCGGTGGCGCAGTTTCAAGATGGCGTTCACTTTTGAAGAAAGCGACGACACCACCGTCGACGACATCGAAGAAGCGGAAGCGGCAATCGAAGCGGCAAAGTCGGCGGTCGGCGTTCAACCGCCCGCGGCGTTTGTAACCGCCAAGAAAGCGCCGAACCCGTTCCTTGCTAAGTTATTGAAAAAGACGACGGGCAGCGAGCTCATCATCGCGCTGGGCGACGTCGTTCGCTTCACAGGCGGCGCGCAATACACAACGAGCACCGGCTCGACGGTTATCAAGAACTCGGCGGCGGGGCTTGCAAAAGTAACCAAATTTGCAAAAAGCGCCCCGCACCCTTATTTTCTCGTCAGCGTCGACGGCTCGACGGATGTCGCGGGCTGGGTAAGCGCATCGCAGGTTACGGTATAAGGAGGCTATTATGTTAAGCAAAGGCAATTCAGATATAGCCGTCTGCGTGAATAATCTGCTCAAAACTTCGCGCGGCGAGGTTCCCTACGAGCGACTGAAAGGCGTCAACTTTTCATTACTCGACGGGCCCGCGTCGACTGCAGGGCAGGAAATGATCGAGGACATAGAATGGATGCTCTCGATTTACGAACCCCGCGCAAAGGTTGACGGCGTTCAGCTCATTCCTGACGACGCGCAGAACGGTCGCTTCACGATAAAGGCAAATATATCAACGCAGGGGGCAACAGACCTATGAACGAATTTATCACAACGGACGCGGAACTGATCCGCGACGAAATAATCACGGAACTCGAATCATCCGTCGGCGGGCCGCTTTACCCGGGCGACGAGCGCAGGATGTTCGCCGAAGCTCTTGTCGCGGTGTTCGTCTCTATGTACAATTCCCTGAACGACGCGGCGCGGCAGAAAATGCTCCGATATGCGCGGGGATCCGTACTCGATGCACTCGGCGAGCGCGTCGGTGTTGCAAGGATCGCACCGACGTCGGCAACGACAACGCTGCGATTCTCTTTATCGGAACCCGTCGGGGAAAACGTATTGATCCCGCAGGGAACCAGAGCCACAAGCGACAGCACCCACTATTTTGAAACGACAGCCGCGGCGGTTATCGAAGTCGGCGAGACGTTTATCGACGTGGACGCGAAAAGCGTCGACGGCGGTGCGGCATATAACGGGATCCCGATCGGAGGGATCAATTCTCTCGTTGATCCCGTTGTGTACGTCGACCGCGTGAGCAATACGACGGAAACGTCGGGCGGTGGCGACGAAGAAACCGACGACAGCTATCGGGAACGAATCAAAGCCGCACCTTCCAAACTCTCGACCGCGGGCCCGATAAACGGCTATAAATACTGGGCAATGAGCGCGGACTCGAAGATCGTCGACGTTACGGTCAAATCGGAGCAGGAGACAATCACGCGCGACTTGCCCGTGTGCGGCGGGAAAGCGTTCAAGGGCGGCGACACGCTTCTCTTCGATACATTGACCGTCTACAAGGCAAACGGCGCCACAGCGGCTAAAAACGGCGATTATACGGCGGAATATACCGACGGGCTTCTCACTATTACGCTAACGAGCGGTGGCGCGCTTTCCGGCGCGTCCAGCGTTAAAATATCGATCGACACAACAAACGCGGGCGTCGTCAGAATCGTGCCTATGTGTGCGGACGGAGAGATCCCCGACGACACCGTTCTCGAGAAAGTCTTTGCTGCCGTCAACGCTTCGGAAGTTCGTCCGCTGACGGACAGGGTAAAAGTCGAAGCTCCGACGGTTGAAGAATATGACGTCGTCCTGACTTACTACACGACCGCAGCAGAAGAAAGCGACTGCATCCTTACGGTAGAAGGCGCGGGCGGCGCGATTGATCAGTTCAACAAATGGCAAAGCGCGGAGCTCGGGCGCGATATAAACCCCGACAAGCTCCGTGCGTTGATTCTCGCACCGTCCGGCGACGGCGCCGTCGGCGCTTCCCGCGTTGTTATTACGAGCCCCACCTTTAAGGAACTGAACGACACGACGATCGCCAAATTCAGCGGAACAAAAACGATCAAACACGAGGTGGTCAAATGATTAAGCTCGACGATGTGGACGTTCTCAAACTCGTTCCCGAATTTATGCGGAACGACGCGGCGGTTCAAGGGCTCGCTGCTGCCGTCAATTCGCTCATCAAAGCGCCGGGCGCCAGAATTAAAACCGCCCGCGTCTGGGATCAAATCGACCGACTGACGGGCGCCCAGCTCGACGAGCTCGCGTATGAGCTTGACATCGACTGGTACGACAAAGATCTGCCGCTCGAAAATAAGCGGGCGCTTGTAAAGTCTGCCGATCTCGTTCATAGCCGACGCGGCACAAAATGGGCGGTCGAGCAGGTTCTTATCGACACCTTCGGAAGCGGCACCGTAAAGGAATGGTACGACTACAACGGTCAGCCGTTTCATTTTCGGGTAAGCACCGATTACCCGCTCGAAACGCAGGACATTATCGAACAATTCAGGAAGGCGGTCGCAGTCGCAAAACCCTGTCGGGCGGTTCTCGATTCCATCGAGTTCGCGCACTCGGGCGCGACGGGCGCCTTCACGGCGGCGGCAAGCATCGGCGTCGATATTAAGGCGGCAGGCGTCGCAATAAACATTTAAGGAGACAATTATGTGGAATGACGCAGTAGTAACGAACGCGGGCAAAGAACTGCTCGCGCAATGGCTCGGTGGCGGCGAATTTGTCATTGACAGCGCCGCAACCGGTCAGGGCACCGTGGCGGCGAGCCTGCTCATGGGACAGACCGAGCTCGTAAGTCAAAAGCAAAATATGAGCATCGTCAAAGCGGAAAATATAGGCGGCGGGCGCCGCCTTCAGCTTCAACTTACCAGCGAAGGCGTAACAAACGCTTACACGATCAATCAAATCGGCATCTGGGCGCGGCTCGGCAACGGCGCCGCAAAAATGATCGCTATCTTCCAAGACAGCACGGGAATCAGCGTCCCGACCTTTGAGCAAATGCCCGATTATGTATTCACGTTTTACGCGACGATCCAAATATCGAACAACGGCGAGCTCGTTGTCAACGTCGACAAAAGCGCGATCGTTACACGGGCGGACTTCGAGGATCACACCAGCAACAAGGAGAACCCGCACAAAGTAACGCAAAAACAGCTTTTCGACGATCTGACCGAAGCGACCGCGCTCGCGGCGGCGGACTTCATTCCCATCGAAGTCGTTGCGGACGGCACCGCAAAAAAGATCTCGAAGGAAAACCTGCACAAAGCTCTCGGGCTGAATACGACATCCATCACAGGCGCGACGGTAACGCTCGGGGCTTCGCAAACGTATTCCGGATCCGTCAAAACGCAAGCCGTCAGTTCCGTCGTTGTCGGCGGGAAAACCCTGACGGCGGGCACCGACTATATCGTTTCGGGAAACACCGGAACGAACGCGGGGAACTACACCCTTATTATCACGGGAATCGGCGCGTATGTGGGCTCTATCGCCAAATCGTGGACCATCGCGAAGGCGGCGGGATGTCCCATCACCATGGACGACTGGGACGCCGCGAGCGCCCGCACGCCGCATTTGGTGAAGCTGCAGCCTTCGGGCCCGC